GAATTTATCATCTGTGACGACCAGCGCACTGCACTGTTTTCGGGCAGGCTTTGCGGCATCCATACGGCCAGGCCGAATAGCGCCATGCATAAAAACCGTTCCAACTGGTTTCCTTTCTGCGGACGAACGAGAAGCATTCTAAGGAGAACCTTATGAATCTTCCCCTAAACTTTACACCTTCTTTATACCCCGGTCTGATTGATCGGAGGAGCAAGTCAGAGTGTTCATTCCTTTGGCAGCGGAAGTACAAGGGAGTTGTTTTACGTATAAGCTTGAGAACGAAAGATGAAGGGCAAGCGCTTAACCGATACGTCAATCTGACTTCTGCATTTATTAAACTTAAGCAGTTAGGAATCCCGCCTTTAACCATCAAATCAAACCTTAATTCTCTAAGAGATAGGTTTGTTGATTCTCACCTTCTTGAATCTATCTGCCAGATGGTGTCGCCTACACAGCAAGCAGAAGTTACTCTTTCGCCAAGTCTGTCCCACACGTTGAAGGAATGGGTGTCAGAAATGGACAGAGACTGGTCCCCTCAAACAATGAAATTAAACGAAGACAGGGTATTGGGTTTTATTAAATGGAAAGGTGACGTCCATCTTCATGATGTTACAAAGAAGGACATTAGTGAATATAAATTGCATTTAGATAAGGCTTATAAATCTCCCCATACTCGTCAAAGTGGATTAACTAGCATTTCAGGGTTGTTTAACTTCGCAATCAACAAACGCGGATATTTAAATAAAAATCCACTGAAAGGTATGCTATACAAGAATGTGAAAAGTTTAAGCAAGAAGGAGAATATCACACCAGCGGAACACCTCCTTGCACTAGAAAACACAAAAGATGCTGAACTTAAATGGCTAATGAATATACTTTGGTATACAGGGATGCGGATAGGAGAAGCGGCTCAATTATCTAAGAAGGACTATGTAATTGTCGATGGCATACACTGCTTTAGCATAAACGACGATGGAGACAAGACAATTAAAAACTCTAACTCCATAAGATGCGTACCAATACATAAAGATTTAATTGAGTTTGGAATAATGGAAATCAAACCTGTTTTTCACTGGCGGACAGTTGGAAGCGCAGGGGATAGGGTTAGGATTGCATTTAAAAAAGTTAATTTGAAGAGAACACCTCACTGCTACAGATATTCGATGAGTGACCGTTTAAGAGATCTCGTTGATATACCAGATCATGTACGCTACTCAATACTTGGGCACGCGCATAGCACCACAACAGACAAAGTGTATAGGAATAAACAACCTATCACATTAATGAAGAACGCAATAGATAGAACGTAATTCAATGGTTAAATACAAGGAAGCTTAATCGCTTCCTTTTTGTTTATAAATTAATAATAGATATGCAACGTATGAGAATAATACTTTCCCAGATTTTATGTTTGATTTTAATGACTGGTTTCTGCTATGCGAAAACACCAATTAAAAATTTATCACAAATTAATCCGGTAACAGCTTCATTAGCAACCTTAGCTACCAACATGTATGTCAATGAACACTTTAAGAGACACATGCCGAAAAGCATGGGACTTGAGTGTATGATAAAAAATATTTACATGGAAGCCAGAGGAGAAAATAAAATGGGGAAACTGTTAGTAGCCAGCACTGTAATGAATCGTAGAAAATTAAGTAGATACCCCTCCACGATATGTGGAGTCATTTACCAGCCCCACCAATTCTCTTGGACACGGAGTAAGTCACTAAACCGACATTACCAATTAATTAAGGGCAAAAGGGATGCCGAGTATTTGCAAAGCGTATGGGCCGCATTGTACTCTGTTGTATTTAAAGGGAATGTAGGGGTGGGTGTTACATCCTATTACGCGCCAAAACAAATGAAGATGTTACCAAGCTGGAGTCAGAGTAAAGAATTTAAATTGGCTGGGGATTATGGGGGGCACAGATTCTTTCAATTAGTTGAGTAGTTACGCAACTATCACCAAAACCAAGCCCTCGCACATACTCAACATCGGCGTCAAAATTTAATTTTAATTGGGGGTGAACTAATGGTGCATTATTAATTGAGCTTCTATTATATGGCGTGAAATATCCTTGTCAATACCCATTCCTGCATTTTACATATATTTTTAATCCATTAAACATATATTCAACATTAATATGTCATCTTAATAATATTTTTATTTTATAGATATTGTGTAGAAAAATTTGATATTGATTTGGGGTTTAAGTTCAGGTGTTAATACTAGTGATACCTCCAAATGATTATTTTGAGTTGCTTGGTGTGTTACTGCCTGTAATTCGTATTTCGTGTTGCGTATGTTAAGAACTGTTATGTAAGTAAATTATTTTGATGGTTGTTACGTTTCTAATGTTGAAGGGAATTTGGATTTTTTACCAGATTGATATTGGATTGAAACTGATGCTTGAGGGTTAGTTAAAAAATGAAATTCGGAGTTAGTGTTCTTTGGAGGGGACCACATTGTCTTGGGTTATTAAACAAGTCTGTAGCTGTACATGTTGTTGATTATTTTAAGTTTGAACCACACTCAATGTCCCCATGAAATGTGTGAGTAAACAAATGTGGCAAATACTACAGTCAATTTAAATTTTTTTTTATCGACGTAGCGAGTGCCGGAATGAAGGTAGATAGAAAGTAGGACCCGTTCCCCAAATTTTCTACCTGTCTGAATTAATTCTTTGTTTATACACCTTTCTACGGAGATATATCATGTCTAACGCATTCACTTTTTCTTCTGCCTCTGACTTCGCTCGTAAAGCCACTCTTGATTGTGTGCTACCTGCCATCGGTGTTGCACTCTTCCATAAAGAGTGTGGATTTAGCTCTAATGCTCAGTTGGGCTTAGCAGCCTTTGCTATCCATACAGCACTAAGTTGCCTACCTGATACAGAATGCAAAGTGTTAAATGTTGAGATGATTGGCTACATGGCTAACGCAATCGAACAAGTGCATACCCTTAACCGTGATAAGAAAGACTGTTATATCACTCATACTCCCGCTGAGATGTTGGCCTTTACGGTGGCAATGCGTTGGATGAGTATCAGTGTTGAAGGGATGATGTCGATCACTGATAAGTGGGTTCAACTTACAACTGGTTCGCGTGCATTGTTACCAGTAAATCAACAGGTAAGTGATGAAACCCGCCGAGTTCCCTATGTCAAAGGGAACAAAGTCCCTGGCTCAACGTTACTCAAAGAGGCTGAGCAATTCCTTTCTGATACTGCATACCATGTGGAAAGTAAGGTTGGGTTGGCTGTTCACGAGTATCTGGAAAACTGGAAGCGTGAGAATGCCAACAAAGGTATGTTCGCTAAGTTACCCACTCGCATTGATGCTGAAATGTACGTTCATAAAGGTTCTGAGCTTGTACATTCTGAACCAGAGTTATTCTCGGAATACACTGCTGATGCACGTTTCCGTCTTTATCATGCAGCTTGCTTTGGGCCTAATCCACAGTCAGGTGACATGGCTCGTGCTTACTATTCCCACAATGTTGAGAACTGGGTAGAGAAAGATAGCGAAGCATATGAGATCTTCATGACTGAATTAGCCGATGTTGCAGGCAGTGATGAATGGTTGCAACCTGCATTCTTGAGAGCATCAGCCAAGAACCCTTCAATTGCGTTAGACAAGATTCTTAAGCGAGAAGAGGGAGGTCAGTCTATCCCTTCAAAACCATTGACATATATTCGAATGGCTCTTGATTGGTTGGAATTTGAAGAGAATGGTAAATGCGATTCTCGTTTAGGGTTTGGTGAAGATGCCAAATGTTCTGGTACACAGATTCTTGCAATCTTGGCAGGAGCTAAAGAGTTAATTGAAGCGACAGGTTTTCGTCTTACTGGCGGTAAGTCCGCCGACCCATACATGCTTTGCCTGACAAACATAGAGGCGCTGTTGGACATTAACCCACTTCGCCATTACATCATGGATGCTGCGATGAAGGAGATACTGACACGCAATTTTGCTAAACGTCCTTACATGTCTGTTCAATACGGTGGAGGTAAGACTGCGCTCTTAGAGAACAAAGACTTCATCGTAGCACTGGATAAACTTGGTTTAGCTGAAGAACAACGTGAAGCATTCGTTGCTTTAACTCTTGAAGCAGTTAAACGTACCCTTGGTGATCGTATCAATCACATGATTGAAGCGATACAGACAGCGGTGAACAACAAGTTGGCCCTGACAGGCAAGCAGTATTTGACATATACACATATCGATGGGGCTAAGGTACTCAAGCCTTGCTTCACTAAAGATATCCCAATTGCGGATGCTTTTGCCATCCGCGTTGCCGCTAATGTCAATGTTAACTTCGGCAATGTCAAAGAAGGTACAGCGTGGTCAACAGAAGCTCGTGAGCCAACGGCTGAAGAATTCACTCGCACCTTTGTTGTTAATTATGTCCAAGGTATTGATGCATTGATTGCACGAACTGTCGCAGTGAAAGCTAAAGAAGCTGGACTGCGTGGATTCACATCCATCCATGACTGCTTCCGTGTTTGTCTCGCTGATGCACCTAAACTTCACAACGTGATTGCAGATGCATACAAAGAAATCTTCGTTGACAATGACCCATTGAAACATCTGGCAGAACAGCTCGGTGGTATCAACTACCATGCTGAGAAAGTATTAACTGACGAACTGATTTACTCTGAGCACTCTTACTTCTTTACTGCTCATTAATATGTAGCCTTATCGAAGCCATCTTGAATGGTGGCTTCTATTAAGGTTGCAAGGAGGCATACAGCATGTGGCCATATTCTTGTTGCTACGCGAGGGTAACGTCAACACCAGCACCTTTGCAAACCTAACTTACCTGCATACATTCAGAACCAGAGCTGACCGAAAGGTCAACGTCAAAGGCAAGGCCAAAACCAGACCGAGCTGGCATAACGTTAATCATTAACTTTAGCATTATTTGGAGGTGGAGAATAGGCCCCAACCATAAGGCAATTCTCCATCGCTGTAACGTCTTGCACCAGACTTTAAATCTGTGCGTAAAACATGAGCTAGGGCACTCGTTAAAATGTCAGGCTTGGAGCATAGCTTCTCAGACCTAACTGGTACTCGGTTGCATCAGCCAGGATAAATAAGCGTGAGATGTAGATATCAATATGGGCCATTCATGTAACTCCGGGTCTCCGGGATTGATTCAACCTATTAGCAAGTTGGACACGAAACTTTCCATTCCATCCACTGAGAACTACTAAGAGCATATGCAACTCAAAGTAGCTTCCGAGTGTTGTTACGAGAATCGTGACTAGTATGTGAGGCATCACCTAAGATTGGAGAACATCAGCAAGTTACTTGGAACTCCCTGTTCGGAGCGCTACGAATACAGTAACCATTTAGCATGTCGATGTGGAATAAATCGTCTCTTCGAGACAAGTCTGTGACCAATTTAGGAACGAGAGGATTTGTTGATTATAAATCAAATCCTCATGTTCCGAGTTCTGTAACAAGATTCAGCTTTGCTGGAGTTTGGCATGTCAATATTGCTGCCCATTGTCCTCACTCTCAATTCAGAGTGATACGAGCAATCAACAATATTAGCATGTCAGCTTGTTACGTTAATGAATGCAAGAGTCTCCCAATAATCTTACAGGGACTTCATTTGCAGATGCAGCAGCTACTAGTGGTAAGGTGAGATACCCTTGTTCCACAAATTGGTAGCATAGATGCAAACTGTGAGTGGGAAGTAGGTGAGGGAGATTCGGGCATTTACACAGCATTACAGCAACATAATCACAGTACAATACTTAGATATTCCTGAGAATAGCTCTCGTGGCAAACTCAATCTGATACAAATTATTGGCTACGCCAATTCATCTTGCTACAGAATTATCACTATTCTGGCATGTTAAATCGTGGGCTAAATTTGCTTGTATATCTGTAACAGTTTGGCATGTAAATACTGTTACAAATGTGCATATAAAACTGCCACATTAATCTACGAAATTCTGCATGTTGACTATTACAGTCTTGCTACAGGCTTGCATGTTTAATTTGTTCCATTATTGTGACAATACCGCATGTCTGCTTGTAGCACTCTTTTTAAGTCTGACACAGAATTAGGATGGTTAATTTAATGTGTAATATTTAATACTGCCACTCAGAGCCACTTATATTTGAGCCAACTCGAATATCCAATCTGCTACAAACCTTGCATGTCATTCTGAAACAATGTGGCATGTTTCTCTTGTAACTCATCTTTGGAATAGGACATTTATTTATCAAAGATAAATGTCCTTTCTACTGTAATTTAGCTCTTTCACCGCCTGTTATTCATTGCTGCATGTGAGCCTGAGACAAACCTGTTTCTACTCTAGCCTGTAAGAAGTGAAGCAAGTTTGAGACATTAATTGGTGAGGAAGAATAACTCTGCCACTTAATTTGGCACAATTCATTGGAGAAAGGTTATGTTTCTGTTAGCTCATCGGCATCAATATTTTGACCCAGATTTACAGCTTTTCGTGATTGCAATCGGAGACTGTGTTTTGGAGTATAAATACGGATTTATATCAAGACCTACGAAGAAACAAATCAGAAAAACTATTAACCATTACTACAAACGTGTGGGCTTATGGTGCAAGCCTCTAGAATTACCAAACCCTGCAAAGGTTGATTTAGGTAAATTTGTTTACCTTTGAGGACAATAGAAAAACTATGAATGAACAGCACTATGAAGAAAGGTTGAATATATCAACCGGGTTCTTCGGCCAAAGAAAGATTGAGTTGAATAACTTTTCTGACGGTCTTAAACGACGTTATCTTCTTAATCGTTTCTATTTATGCATGTCAATGGGGGACATCTGGAAGGAAGTCCGTTTCACATGTAAGCCAACGGCAAAGCAAATCAGGCAAGCTGTTAAATCATTTAAGCGATACTGCAAAAAGCTTAACGATGAATTTGATGCGTATTGCGATGCTGATGAATCTGGAGAATTAAATGAGTAAGAAATTAGCCATTACTGACTGGCGTAAACTGCAACAAGGAGACATTATTCTTGTTGAAGGCAAGGAACGAATGGTCGTTGATATCGAAGATAGTGGTACGACTGAGTTCGACATCTATCCCATTAAACTTAACAAGGCTCAATGTACAGATCTGTATGTATGGTCCCATAATCCTGGGGAGACGGGTTGGTTCAATACCATAGTTCACCCTTGGACATTCGTTCGCAGGCCTAAGTAATGAGTAATAACGCAGCAATAAAGAAACTCCAAGTAGACGACGCTGTTCGCATTCTTGGGAATATCCCTCACATTATAAATCCTAATAATACAATCGCGATTCCATCACTAGTAGGGACAATTATGCTATACCCAACAACTGGGAGAATTCAATTAGGAAGGGAAGTGCGTAATCTTGTGTTCCCTTACCTACAATCACATATCACCGATTTCATTAATGAAATGGTATGTACACGGAGTTAAGCATGACACCTTGTGAAGAGCTTGGATATAAAGATGGCGATAAATTTGAAGTAATGTCAGTAAATAGGTATCGATCAGAATTCGGTTGGGTAGAACAAGGTAGTAGTGGATTTAAAATCGGTGATATCATTACTTTATTCCACGACGACGGTTCAGATATACCACTATTTACTGGCAAGAACGGAGGGTTTTACTTCGCGGATAATGCGCCAAGTGCGTATCACCCTTTGGCACAATTGCGTAAGATCTTACGTAGCAAATTTAGAGTTAATTTGTCATATCACGTTATTTAGCTAGTGTTATTGTATTGATTTTTAATATGGAGAAACTTAGGAATTATGGGAGTAGCGAGACATATCGTCAAACTTATCAATGACTGTTACGATGCTGAATTTTGCATTGATATTTGTATAAATCTTTGTGAACTGGATGGACACAGAGTTACTCGTGCAGTGGTTGAAACAGTTTATACAGAACGAGAAATGGAGTTAATATAATGAGGTTTCTATTCGGAGTTATTCTATTACTATTTGTAATATCAGTTTTTGCAGCAGACAAAACAGCAGGTGCTGTATGCGCAACGAAAGAGTATCGTATTGTCTGTATGTCTGGTGATATGACAACAATAAGTGATTATGATTCTGTTGTGGTATGTGTGAATAATGCAGGCAATCCAGTTTGTACTTCGAAGAAGAAAGGTGAGTAACATCCATGCCTGATAGAATAAAGCCACAGTCAGTAAATGAGTGGAATGAAGCTATGTTCTACCTTCAATGGCTTTATTCCCATAAATAGCCTACTTTATACATGAATGGACCGCTGTGGAGGTAGAATGGCTTACTTGGTTCAATGCCCTGAAGATGTTTTCAAAGAAGCAATTGAAACATACAAATTCACCGCGAAAGAGAGTGTGAGATGGTATCGAATTAATCAGGAGTATTTTGGGATTAGGTCGGACAAATCTGATTGGCTGAATGTAATCCTATCTAACAGGAAGATCTGCTACATCATTGTTGAAGAATTCGTTCTGAATGAAATTGCAAAGACTTTGAAATAACCCTCTTTCAACATTAATTGGGAATGGAATAGATAATGCTTATTCAATGAGTAGGCATTAGTGTATTTAAATTTCATAACTTACCTAAACGAATATTGGAGAACACAAATGCGTTTATCACAAAATGAATTGAATAAAATTCTGGAAGATCACAAGGTCTATCTGAGCAGTTATGGTGCATCAGGTGTTAAAGCTAACCTGCAAAATGTGGATTTATCTGGTCTTGACCTGAGCTACGCAGACCTGCGCTCCGCAGACCTGCGCTCCGCAGACCTGAGCTACGCAGACCTGCGCTCCGCAGACCTGAGCTACGCAGACCTGAGCTACGCAGACCTGCGCTACGCAGACCTGAGCTACGCAGACCTGCGCTCCGCAGACCTGCCGGAGAATACTTTCATCATTACTGGTGAACACTACGCTATTACCATCTGCAATGGTGAGTATGTACGTGCAGGTTGCCAAAACCACACTGTGGAAGGTTGGTTTAATATGACAAGGGAAGAAGTAATCAATATGGACGGACGGACATCGTTGAGATATTACCCACGCCTTTTGGATATTATTGACCTATTTATCCCTGCATCTGAAAAACGTATTCGCCCAGAGTGGCTACTTAACACAGAAACAGAAGCTGTTTAATTGGATACACAATGTGCATTCTAAGAGTGCGCATTAATGTATTTCAATTATATATATATATATATAACCTGAATAAATAGACACCATTGGTGTTTTTTTTATCTATGGAGAAGTAAATTAAATGAACAAATCTGATATCTGCACCGGCATGGAACTTGTTGTTACTAGCGCTCATTATACAAATCCAAAAGGATTTGAGAATGGTGATATAGTAGTTTGTATGCACCATGTATATGGAAGCCTATTCAAATGCCGGAACAAATACAACAGCGATGTATGGCGGATGAGTGCTACTGAATTATCTCCTGCCACAATAGCAAGCGCCGCAGAGACAATGAACAACACTCCGGCTACTCGTAAAGGTATCCAGGTTGGTGACCATGTAGTTGATATACGTACTGGTGCTCGATACACCCTAGTTTTAGATACTGGCGGTAATTATCCATTATTCAAAAATGAATTTAACAGCACTGAAACAAAGCTTTTTATTGGGGATGTTCAGAAAGTAGGTGAGGCACTAAAGCTAAAAACTCCAGCAGAAGAAGCTAACATTAAAGTTGGTGATTATGTTCGTGGTAAAAGTACAGGCGACTATTACCAAGTTACTGATCTAGGCAACGGGAACCGTCTTGAAATGAATAACATCAGCTGGGGCGAAGAGGGTGTTAAAAATATTGTTAAATACCTTATTAAAGTCACTGAAGAGGAAGCAAAAGCAGCTACAACACCATTAGCCCTGAAAGGCCTGAAAGTCGGAGATATCGTTGTGACTTATGGTTCAATTGTTATGGCAGATGGCAACTGTGGTATTCTGGAAAGCGGAGCTGATGCTCGTGGAATAGTAGCAGCAGAGGAAGAGGACACTGTAACCGTAAGAACGACTACAGGGGAAGTTCGTTACCCAGCAATCCGATATCTGCGTAAAGCCAGTAAGAACAGAGTCATCGAATACCTTCGCAATGCGACAGGTAAAGTTGAAGCGGAAATCGTTAAGTTCGCACTAGCATAATCTGCAATAGTTTATAAGGGCGTGCTCATTTTGTGCTTGGATGCATATGATGCAGCATGCCTAAATTAAATCCACAACTAATAAATAACCATAACAAGGAGAACCTGTAAGTATGGAAGCAATACTAGAGAATAATGAAGCGAGAGTTATTTACCATTTCATTACCGATATTTTTGATGGGGATGTAAGTCAATTTAGCTACTACTGTAGAGAGGCCGGGCTACAAATGGACAATGTGTTATCTAAATTAGAATTGGTAATCTAAATGATAGCTGAGCAGATATATTAGCGATGCCCTCCACGGTGAGGGTATCTCCAATCTATTTATCATAAGGAGTATCTTATGTGTGAGAACAACAATCCACTTGGAAAAGTGGTTAGCCGTGCTGCAAGTATCCGCAATCTTAATGGAAAGAAGGTTGTACGTACTATTGCTGGCATGAAAACGATTGAGGATATTCCTGAATATAAATCTCAAATAGAGAAATACGTTAAGGAATGCTTTGGACCAAATGCTGAGATGAAAGAAAGTGAGCATGGATACTACTACTTGCACCGCTTTTGGCCTAAGCCAAAGATGCACCGCATTACCGAGGGAGACATTACCTTTCGGTCAAAAGACTTCTATTTTGTAGAGAATGGAAGCAAGGTGTTCGGTGAACTTAAAGATGCTCCTGATGAATTAGTTGGAAGCGATACAACATGGTATGAGAAAGGATTCATCAGAATCTTCAAACACCCATTAGGTGATCGTCAACTTGTTTATCAACTGAAGGAGTAGATTATGGAAACTACAGACATTGTCAGTGAATACTTTGACGCACAGAACAATTTAAATCGTTTGGCGGCAAAATATGCAATCGAAGCTACACGTCGGACGAATACAAATATCTGTATCAGATTCTACGGATTGGATGAATATGATTATTGGTTCAATGCTGAAGAAATAGTTGAATCTGGTGGGCTTTGTGATTATCTAACTTCCATCCTTGATGAACCAACAGCCAAAGAAATCCTTAATCGAGACTCTGAGATTGTTGATACAGATGATGGCCTCACCGACTACTTCTACGGTAAGTATGGAACGTTCGACTGGAAGAAGTACGAAGAAGCTGTAGAGGAGTTGGAAGCCTCATGGCTAGATATGGATGCATTCGTTGCTGGCCTTAAATTAGGTATTACGGCTGATAAGATTGAAGATGCCTATGTTGGTGAATTCCGGAACGATGCAGAATATGCTGAACAACAAATCGGAACATTATGGAAAATCCCAGAATTCATCGAACCATATATAGATTGGGAACACGTTGCACGGGATAGCTGTGGTAGCTTCCATTCTGAAGAAAAACATTATTTTCTAACTGATTATTAATAAGGTATTTTATGATTCCGTTACCAACTAACGAGCCATCTCGTTGGAAAACAACATCCATTCCTTTAGATATTTTACATAAACAACCTCGCCATAAATTGCTGGCTGCTCAAAAGCAGAAGTTGAACAAGATGGTTGACAATACCCGTCCCCGTCAGAATCCAATTGATATGTTCTAACTGTGTCATATTTGGCATTAGTTGGAGGTAGAGAATAAGTCATGGCTGTTAGAGTAATAATAGCCATCATCATATTTTCTAAATCTCTGCGCGTTATTCTGTCACGCAGAATTCTACTAAACTTGTAATAATGTGAGAAATAGTTATGACTGCAAATAATAGCAATAGTGCTGAGCAATCCCAACAGTATGACGACAATATGCGCGGCGTACTGTATAAGAACAACCAGAAAACTGAAGCTAAACATCCCGGCGCACGTGGTCGTGCAATGATTGACAATGTTTGGTTTTGGGTTAGTTCATGGACCCAACATACTAAAGCTACTGGAGAGCGTTATCAGTCTTTGGCATTTACCAAAATGACTGATGAAGAAGTTCAGAAGTATATCAACAAAGCTGCACCTGTGAATAATACAGCTCAGCAGAATTCTCAGAATGGGCAACAGAGTCACCAAGAGCATAATCCTGATGGAAGTGCTCGTCCAACAAATGAACCACCAATGGATTTTGATCGGGACATCCCTTTCTAAAGATAAATCACAATCTTGAGACAGTGCGGTAATTAGCATTGTCTCAGGCTTGTTACATTAGTTGATTACGGGAATAACAAATATTCATTAAGGTAAAACGTATGGGATGTTGCGATGGCTGGGAACTGAAACCAGAGTCAGGTGATGTTGTTACAGAGTGCCCAGATTGTGGAACGACTTTGATTAATGGGGAACCTGACAATGGTTGCAATTACTCTCCAGAAGAGTGTAAAACCTGTGGTTGGAGTCCTTGTGACCAAAGTTGTTAGCGTTACTGGAAATAATTAGTGAACGACAATAAAGAAATTGCCATTGAAATTGCAAAACAGTGGCTGAAAGAATTAGATGTTGTTTACTTAGTCCGTGAAAACCGTCTCTTTTACTGGAAAGCTTTCTTCCCAGGGAGTGATCGGGGGGAGTGGATTAAGTTAACAATTGCTGAAGCTGTGCGTCTTATTAAGGCAACGCGTAGTGGACTCAATTTGATGCGATATGTTGACAGACACTTGTTGCTTACTGCCTTACAGGAAGAAGAACGTGTTTACGAATTTGGAATCACAACCAAAGGTATGGCACCTCAAGGCGCATTCAATTTTAATAAAGCTGGGACATACTCAAAACCAGAAATGTTAGTCCTTTCTGCTTTACGTGTTCTGGAAGGTTTGGGTTGGAACACCCAGACGAAAGATCTCCAAAGAATTCTCAAAGTAACGTTCGGCAAGAAAGGTTATGCAGAATTGAAACCGCAAACACAACTGAAGATGATTAGAAATTTAGTTGGGGATGCGAATATGAAATTCCGTGACCGTGTTGATCGTTTATTTGTAAACGGTGTCGGCAGATTCTGTTGTGTACAGCTAAATGGCAACAACAGTATCAAGCTTGATTACGATGAAGCTACCATCGAGAAAGTAGCAACCCATGCATTGGCCTATTTCAACACCTCAACAGGTGAAGGCTTTATTCAATAAATTTATTTAATAAAACAATAATAATTTAAAACGAAGGAAATTAGTAAAAATGGCTAAGATTGTACAAATTCAGATGTTCGAAGCTAACGATGGCTCTCAGTTCGCAACTGCGGCAGAGGCTGATGCATATGACTTCATGCTGGAAAACAAAGCAGTAATTGATGCTGCTGCTGAAGCGTTTGTGAACTCCACTAAACGTATTGATCGTGCTCGTGTGACCGCAGCAAATCTGGTCGGTGAGTTCCTGGCATTCTATATCCCATGGAAAGATGCCGGTTGCCCAGAAGTTGAGCGCATTGCGTTCGACACCCCAAAACCAGAGAAAGTGGTTGAAGTTGATACTACTGCTAAGGCAGAAGATGCAGCCCCTACTGAAGAAGTAGTGGTTGCTGGAGAAGAAGAGCTGTTCCCTCAGTAATTCTTCACGAAGTCCATTTGAAAGGGTGGGCTTCAATGAATACTCTCTTCGTGGCCCGTCGTTCACCACCTGATTAGAGTATTCATTGAAGTGGTTTTCCGAGTTTAGTAGCGATTATTTTATTCATTTAAATATAAATGCAAACGATTCTGAAATGCGAGTTGCCGCTTAATTAAATTTAAGTGCTCTCCGAGGTCTTCCGATTCCTTGTAACTAATTCGGCGGAGTGTTATTCCCGTGCTCTGATTAATAAAACGGGAGACAGAATTAAGAGAGCTTTAGTGGTATCTGAAAGACAGACCCCGATTAGTATAGTGGCCGAATACGCGTGCTGAGTAGTGAGCCAAAGGTGTGAGAGGATGGCTAGCAATATTCTCATATTCAATGTAAGCGAAACGCAGGAAACATGGGTTCGAATCCCATATCTGGGAGCACTAAAGGTAGCACCGTAAGGTGAGTAAATAACACGAGGCGACTATGCGCGCCTACTCTTAAAAAAAATTAGATGATTGTCCGAAAGGTCAGAGAGCTGTTTACTGAACAGTAAGCTGGAATGGTTTGAAGTTTCAAGTCCTGCCGCTACCACCACATTAACAACAGATGGAGAAGCTATTAAATAGGAAGTGTATGAAATTATCTGACACTATTGAAAGTATTAAACAAATTATTAATGGTAGTGCAGATAGCACTTTGCTCCACAATAATGCGAATAAAGCTAGTGAACGTATTCCAGTTATGAGGGATATGGTTGCTGGTGAAATTAGTAAATTTCTTGAATTGAACGAAATGCCGGAGCATGTCGCGAAAGCTCATATTTCTGGTGATATCCATTTTCATGATCTTGACTACACGTATTTCCCCATGTCGAACTGTTGTCTCATCGAGCTGGACGGCATGTTACGTAACGGATTCAAGATGGGAAATGCGGAGATTGAGTCTCCAAAATCAATTTCTACTGCTGTGGCTGTTACAGCACAGATTGTTGCTCAAGTTGCTTCCCACCAATATGGGGGCCAAAGCCTTAACCGATTTGATGAAGTGATGGCTGAGTATGTTCGTAAGTCATACAACAAGCATCATGCTTTTGCCCGTAGATGGCTAAAAGGTGATGAAGCGAGTGCATCAGTAATGGCAACCGAAATGACAGCCAAGGAAGTCAACGATGCTATTCAAGCACTGGAGTATGAGCTTAATACACTCCATACAGCCAACGGACAAACGCCGTTCGTAACTATTGGTTTTGGGCTGGGCACCAGTTGGGAGGCGCGCCTGATTCAGAAAGCAATATTAGACATTCGCTTGCAAGGTTTGGGTAAACATAAACGTACTGCTGTGTTCCCAAAACTAGTGTTCACTCTGAGAGAAGGGATAAACATTAAAGCCGGGGATGTGAACTACGATATCAAGCAACTTGCTATGCGATGTACTGCAACACGCATGTACCCAGACTATCTAAGCTATGACAAGGTTGTAGAAGTCACTGGTGATTTTAAAGCGCCAATGGGTTGCAGAAGCTTTCTTTCGGGCGTGCCTTCCGGCGAAGTGGATGGCCGCAATAACTTGGGCGTGGTCTCTATCAACCTACCACGCATTGGTATGCTTGCTGATGGCAACATGCGGGACTTTTGGGAACTACTTAAAGCAACAACAGACACTACCTTCGATGCCTTAAATTATCGTGTGTCCAAGCTGAAGGGTGTTAAGGCCAAAGTAGCCCCCATTCTATACTGCGAAGGTGCGTTCGGTCTTCGATTAGACCCGGAGGAAGAGATATTCCCGCATTTCAAAGATCGGGCATCAGTCTCCTTTGGCTACATTGGGTTACATGAGTTGGCTCTGGCCATGTTCAAAGATATCTCGAATGATCTCGATGGAATGCCGAACATTAACAGATCTGACATTAATGAGTTTCTAAAAGCTGTTCTTACATACCTTCGGCAGCGTGTAGATGAAAAGAAACACGGAACTGGTTTAGGTTATGCGTTATATGCTACTCCATCAGAAAGTCTGTGCGATCGTTTTTGTAGGCTAGACAGAGGGGAATTTGGGATTAACTCTGTAACTGAAAAAGGTTACTACACCAACTCTCATCACCTTGATGTGAATCGTCAAGTTAGCCCAACAGTGAAGTTTGATTATGAGAAACCATTCACCAAGATTGCAAGCGGTGGATGTATTTCCTACGTAGAACTCCCGAATATGAAAGGGCAGATTAACGCGCTTGAATTTGTAATAGACTACGCAGCAAAACATATCCATTATTTCGGAGTTAATACGCCCGTTGATTACTGTGGAGAATGTGATTACGCAGGTGAGTCTGTTGCAACTGAGAACGGATTTGAATGCCCTTGTTGTGGGAATAATTCAGATACCTTACAAGTAACGCGAAGGGTTTGCGGATATCTTGGAGCACCGAATGCACGTCCATTTGTTGAAGGGAAGCAAAATGAAGTTATCAGCCGCGTAAAGCATGGGCATGGATAATACTGGAATATTAATCTTACAGTGATTCCGTTGCAGTGTTGCAACCTCTCAGGTAGTGTAAGCTCTATTAATTTCTTCCACTCCTCAAGTTGCAATGATCAGCTCCTCACTAAATGGGGAGTTCGGAGATGTGGGAAACTACTAAAGTAGTTAGAGCTACATCTTCAGCCTGAGTGATTTGATATTTCGGGACCATCAATCCCTGCTTGTTCCTGGCATACAGTTACGTAATATCAATTTCACCAACAAGCCTCGCAGTTAGGAGTCTGCGTTACCAAAACTCCGTTTCTAAATACTACAGTTGCTAATATTGGCCGAGAGTGGAGCTTATACCTCCATAAAGCAATCACCAGATAAGTGATGTAATGCAGGTTCGATTCCTGCCTGTAGTACCAACTTCTCAAATGCACAGAACGTGGCCCAACGAACCTCAACAAACCACCATAATTGCCACGTTCTGTGCCTAAACATTTTAAACATTAAACAGAGATTTTATCAATGTCAGATTTAGTTATTGCTGAAGAAAGTATCGACCATGATGCCCCAACTGCAACACAGATCACTTCAATTATGGCTTACATTCGAGGCCTGGTGATGGGGAGCTTGCAGCAAGAGCATTTGGAACTACTACATGAAGTTTATGGAGTTCAAGATGTGAACCGTATGGTTGCTCTTGGGGGAGTTAAATATCTTATTTCCATCATTTCTGTAGCTCAGGAAAGGGTAAAGATTGAAAGCATTAGTTTAAAAGAGGTGCTTACCCGTGAGCATGAACAAGTAGTCTCCATTCTTGATAAGATTTTCGGTAAGGAATAAATGTATGCCCATCAATTACCCAGTCTTAATATTTATTATTATACTTTCGTTATGGGTTGTTAGTCTTATTCAAAATATTCAATTAGCTAGGTTGCATAGTAAAATTAGTAGCATTGAAGTCAACACCCATATCCTGGAAGTGGAACTTAATGATATCCAGAATGAATATGAGTTAATACTAAATTGTCTCAATGATAATGAGTTGGGTATTACTGGAGTTAATGACAGTAATCAAAAGCGCAAAGCAATTCTTGCGGCAGTCTAAATTTCTATGCCGATTAAATTCGGCATATTGATAAGCTTGCTTCTGCTATCCATTCGAGTAGTTCAGAACTCCCTCCCTTTCGTTAACTCAACTGCGCCATTCGGCCATAGTTGGAAGCGAGTTTATCAATATCTGGTAGGAGAATTATTAATTATTTAAGGAATCAAAATGAGTCACTGCATTGAAAAACATTGCATTGAGAAAATCACACATATCCCCAAAGCTGGATGCTGTAAATCCACAACCGGTCAATCATTGCAAATTTGGTTAAATGTCGAACCTGATGGAAGAAAACACTTCAGTGGTTTTTGTTTCCCATGCAATGAATTTGTGAAAGACCCTTATGGAGATAATCCTCCTGACCCTAAAGATGTAAAAGTTAAATCACTAGAAGAAATTCAGGAAGAATTAAATGACATAATGGCATGTCCGAAACTTGATTTCGAGCATCGTGCTATTGAACCAGAGTGGTGGCAATATTACGGTGTACGTCTCCTTTACTCAGAATATGACGGTAAAACGCCAAATGCCATTGCACACCCGTATACTAAAGATGGGAAGGTTGTTCGATGGAAAATAAAACTCCTTAATAAGAAACAACCTATGTGGTCTGTGGGAGACACCCAGAACAATGACCCATATGGCTGGGAGAGAGCAAAGATCACCGGGGGTTCGACGCTGTATATTACAGAAGGGGAAGAAGACACCATTGCCCTGAATCAAATTCTGAAAACAGCCAATCTCGGTACAAAGTATTCAGACTTAAACTTTGCGATTATTTCCCTCACTGATGGTATTGAAACGGTTCAGAAAACCCTTGGCCCGAAGATTGATGAGATTAATCAACGATGGGACAGAGTTGTTATCGCATTTGACAATGATGAGCCAGGAAAGAGAGCTGCTCGCGAAGCTTGCAAGATGTTCCCGAACGCCCATGTAGCGATTCTTCCAGCTAATGATGCTAATGCTTGTCTTAAAGCTGGCTTCATTAAACAGACGATGGAAGCTGTTTGTTGGAGAGCTGCTAAACCACTGCCGTCAGGAATCCTTCGTGTTTCTACCTTGAAGCAACGAATCAAAGAGCCACCAAAGCCTGGGAAAAGTTGGCCTTGGGCATCTCTTACGAATATGACATTTGGTCAGCGTAAGCAGGAGCTAATAGGTATTGGCGGTGCCACTGGTGGTGGTAAAACCACAATGGCCTATGAGCTGATTGCCCACAATGCCCGTGAACACGGTTGGAAGACCTATGCCGCATTGATGGAAGGGCAAGAGGAAGATCATGTTCGCCAGATTGCAGGCAAATTGGATGATGAACTTTATCACATCCCTGGTCACGACTACGACGAGGAGAAGTTTTTCAATACAATAGACTTCTTAGATGAATATGTTTACCTCTGGGATAGAGGAAGTGCCGGTGATGCTCACACAACATGGGAGGGGATGAAATCATCCATTCGAACTGTTGGGAATGATATCGACGTATTCATTCTGGATAACCTGACGAAGCTATCTGAAGGTATGAGTAGTGCTGAACGAAACGACTTCATTGGCACTGTAATTTCTGACCTTGATAAGCTGATGCGTGATTATGACTTTGAGGCCATTGCCCTTAGTCACCTGAATGCTCCAGATAAAGGAAGCCGTCAGCACGAGAATGGCGGCAAGGTATTGACCACTCAGCTCACAGGAAGCAAGGCGTTAGAGCGTTACGCAGATTTCATCATCGGCTTTGAACGTAATAAACAAGCTATCGACCCATCTTGTTCGTATATCCGTGGACTTAAAGCCCGTAAATACGGCACGACTGATGTATTCAAGACTTACTACGAGACGTCAACCGGACGCTTATTAGAGCGATTCTGGGATGATGAAATGTTTAAAGACAAGAAAACAGCATGAGCAATGGCACATAGAGAACACCGTGATTGATTAAATGAAAAAGTACCCACTTTTAAATAACTTGTACGCTATGGATATAGAAACCACAGGTCTTCTAGACCAAATGCGAAAACAAGAGAGTCCCAGACTTCATAATATGGGGCTTATAAATGCAGAAACTTTGGAAGAGTCCTTATATGAGGGGAGTCAGAAGGATCTAATCCAAAATTTCCTTGGTGGTAGCCCAATTTTTGTAACCCATAATGGCATTCTCTTTGATAAAGAAGCTCTGAGATTGCTCGGTTATGATGTTTCAAAACTTACCGTAATTGATACCCTATTTATCTCTTGGTATCTGGAACCACGTCGTATTAAACATGGCTTGGAAGAATATGGTGAAGAGTTTGGAGTACCGAAACCACCAATTGCTGATTGGGAGTCATTGACGCAAGATGAGTATAATCATCGTGTAATGCAGGACTGCCGAATTCAAATTAAGCTTTGGCAAAAGCAATATAGACAGCTTCTTTCAATTTATCAAACCCACGCAGAGGTAATGAGGTTTATTAATTATCTCATGTCCAAGGGTAATCAACTTCGCATCCAGCAGAATACTCGATGGAAATTGGATGTGCCTGCATGTATCAAACTTAAAGATGAGATTGATAATAAGGTTGCGGAGAAGTTTGAAGAACTCAGCGGTGCTATGCCGAAAGTTCCAATCAAGAAAATAAAGAATCGTCCTACTAAGTGTTTTAAGAAAGACAAAAGCTTGTCTAAAGCTGGCCTTGAATGGAAAACAATTTGTGACGGAAATAACCTCGATTTCAATGATACAGGTTTAGCCGTCATGATGATTACTGGTCATGAGAAAGGTAACCCTAATTCACACCAGCAATTGAAAGACTGGCTGTTCAAATTAGGTTGGGAACCGGAAACTTTCAAGTTCGTTCGCAATAAAGAAACGAATGAAATGAAGAAGATTCCACAGACCACTATCAAAGATGATGATGGTAACCCAGATATTTGCCCATCGCTTTATAAGCTGGCAGAACGAAACCCCGAGGCAGGTTTGCAACATCTAATTGGGTATGGAGTGCTGAAGCATCGCGCAAGCGTCTGCAAAGGCTTCCTTGAGAACCATGTTGATGGATACCTTACTGCTCGTTGTGGAGGTCTAACCAATACATTACGACTTAAGCACCGGGAGCTGGTAAACCTTCCATCCCTGCGAGTAGCGTATGGCAAAGAACTGCGTGAACTGCTTACCTGTGAAGACGGCTTTGAAGAATTAGGTAGTGATCTCTGTTCTCTTGAAGACCGAGTTAAGCACCACTATCAATGGCCTTATGACCCTGAGTATGTGAAGAAACAGATGAGTGCTGACTTTGACCCACACCTTGAGATTTGCTTGATGGGTGGAATGCTTACAGCACAACAAGTTGCAGACCATAAGGCAGGTGTTCAGAAATATTCAACACAACGTAGCTACGGAAAATCTACGAATTACAGTTGCCAATATGGGGCAATGCCACCAACTGTAGCCCGCGCTGCTGGAGTAGCATTACACATCGGAGAACTTCTTCATCAAGCTTATTGGAAGCTGAACTGGTCAATTAAAGAAATCGCTGCCCGCACAACTGTCAAAACAATCGACGGACAAATGTGGCAACTTAATCCGGTAAATAATTTCTGGTACTCACTCCGCTATGATAAAGACCGCTTTTCAACTCTTTGCCAGGGTACTGGTAGCTATATCTTTGACATTTGGTGCAACAACGTTATTACCATTGTCAACGAAAGGTATGGGCTCGACCCGAAATTGGCAGGTCAATTCCACGACGAATTAATTCTTATCATCAGAAAAAATACCAGAGAAATCTGGGATGAAATTCTGAAAGAGTCTATGGAACGCACAAATGCAACACTGAAAATGAATCGTGATATTGCATGTGACGTTCAATATGGAATTAACTATTCCGAAATTCACTAATTAAACAATAAACATTATTAATCGGAAATTTATTTGTATTCGATTATAAGGAGATAACTATGGCTTTTGCTATTGCAACCAAACAATCAAATAATACTCCATCTGCTGCTCCTTTATTGGACGCAGGTGGTTATGCTGCTCGAATTGCCCAAATTATCGATCTTGGACTGCAACCTGGCAGCGCCCAATACCCTCAACCAGCTTACAAGATGCTGATGAAATTTGAGCTGCTCGATGAATTCATGTGCGAAGTCAACGAAGATGGTTCGATCAAGATGTTTAAGAACGAAGATGGTGATTGGGAAATGACTCCAATCAAAGATAAACCGCGTTGGTTCGATTTTGAATTCACTTATAACAAAGATGGATTTATGGGTGATCGTTCCCACATCTATAAACTGATGCAAGCTGTTGATGCATTCGAGGTTGTAGCTAACCTCGAGCAGGGTAACGAGGGGCATCCAGCGAAAGAGCTGAAAGAACTTCTCAGTGAACCTTTGACAGTAAACCTTATTCAGCAAACTGCTAAGTCAGGGAAGAATGCTGGCAAGATGGTCAACAAGATCTCTGCTTTTGCTGCAATGAAGGGCAAAGATAAGAAAGTTGCACCGCCGTTGGTGAATGTCCCGCTATTCTTTGATATGGATGCCCCGGATGTAGAGGTATTCAAAAAGCTGCCATCTGGCAATCCATACTGCCCTCAAGAACGTATCAAAGCTGGCCCTGAGTATGGTCAGTCTAAACTGGCTGCACTACTGGGTGAATCTGGTGGCACCCATATCCAGGCTGATGCTCCGAAAGAGGCAGAAGTAACTCAGGAAGAAGTTGATGCTGCAATGGAAGCTGAATTAGCTCGCCAGGCGGCGGCTGCTCAAACTGCTAACGCACCGGAACAATCAAGCGTTCCATTTTAATTCCTTCGTTGAAGGTTTTGCCCGTCCTTAGTGACGGGCTTTTTTTTTATGAGTAAAAGAAATGTCAAAACTCCGTGTTGGTTTAATCGACGGGGATATGATTGCGTTCGGCCATAGCGCTGCGGAAGAGTATGGAAAAGAAGATGCTGATATTTCTTTTACCCATATTCAAATGAGTATGGATGCAAAATTAGAATATCTTAAAAATCGACTTAAACTTGATTTAATGTACGTCTTTATTTCTGGTGACGACAATTTCCGTTTTGTCATTAACCCAGAATATAAAGCTAATCGCGATGGTGTATGGCGACCAGCCAATTTAGATAATGCCAAAGCACATTTACGTACTTGCTGGGATGCAATGTCTATGCGTGGATTAGAAGCAGATGATCTAATTGCTTGCTTTGCACGATATAGCTATGACGTAATCTTGGGCAAGCATAATAAAATTCGTCATATTGGAAAGCCAGAAAAATGGCCTGAAGGTACAGAGATTTATATCTGTAGCCTTGATAAAGACCTGAAGCAGATTCCTTCCATTAATTATCGTTGGGAAACAACATCGAAGGGTGAGAAGAAAGAAACAATATCTGGATTTGGAACACTTAAGCTAATCATCAACGCTACTGGTAAAACGGTTAAGAAAGAAGTGAAAGGCGTAGGAACTAAATTCTTCCTCTGGCAGCTCCTGACCGGAGATAATACAGATGGAATTATTGGATGTGGTAAGAAGGTAAAGAAAATTTACCAATCCGGTAAGAAAATTGGTCAAGAGTATGAAAAAAGAGAAGGTGTAGGTGCTATTGAAGCATATGAACTTCTCGAGAAATGCGCGTGTTACAAAGATGGATTACATGTTGTTATTTCACAGTATAAACGAATCTTTGGTTCTGAATGGCACAATGCACTTGTAACGGCTGGTCGTCAATTATATATGGTCAATACCATTATTGAGGATAAAGCTTTGTTATGGCATTTCGACGGGACTAAAGAATATTATGACCTGGTTAATCAACGAATTATTACATCTCAGGAACAATTGGCTGCTTAATGTACGGGTATCTCAAAGATGAGAAACAGTATCTAAATTGGCTAAGAAGTGCCTTAAGAAAAGTTTGGAGTAAGCATCCAGTTAAACTTGGCTTACTCCAAGAATGCCGTATTAGAATGAAAAATGATACGGGGAGAATGATTTGGCATTACCAATGTGAACGTTGTCAGTGTTTTTACAAAGCATCTGAGATCGAAGTTAATCATAAAAATACAGTTGGTACGTTGAATCTGGATAATTTTGGTGAGTTTGCAACACGAATGCTCCTAGTTAAAAAAGATGAGTTGGAGATTCTTTGCCATAAATGTCATGGGTTAGTCACTTATCAAGAGCGTTATGGTGTTACAGAGCGTGAAGCAGAGATTGAGAAACGAGTCATAGGTTTTTCAAAATTACCTGCGGCTCAGCAAATTGCGAAGCTATTGGTTGCCAAAATTGAAATACCCAAACCTAACAATTTAAAGACAAGAAAAGAATGTGTTAGGCAGTATCTTATGGAGAAATTACCTTGAGTATTAAAATTGATAAAGAAGAATTAACCGAACTTACTTATAGCAGTACAGAGCGATTTAAACACGTATCGTGTGAAATTACAGGTGAGAGTCGTTGGGATTTGTTCAAGAGCCTTATCTTTAAAGATAAAGAAACTGGGAAATTCTACGGTTATGAATACTCAGAGGGTGCTACCGAAAATCAGGATTACTCATCATTCGATGATGAACCAGATGAAATTACCTGTAAAGAAATGGTGGCAGTTGAAGTTATGAAAATCGAGTATCAGTATCTTAAGGAGGATGAGTGACAATAAAAACACTCTCTGATGGAACAACATACACCAAAGCTCATGCTCACGATTGGGAAGATAAAACAAAGAGTCTTAAAGGTGTCTGTTTCGTTTATCGTAAAATTGACGGTGTTAGGGCCTTACGATTGAAAGACAACTCAGTTGTCAGTCGGGATAGCAAACCTTTATATAATCTAGACCATCTTGAGTTTAAAGATTGTGAAGTGTTTTCAGTTAACTGGAATAACACTGTATCTCTTGTTAGAACTCAGTCTCCTCAAGTTATCACCCAAGATATGATTTATGAGTTAAGGGATAGTTTCATCGACCCACGCTTGTTAATCGGGAAAGCTACTAATCCATCGAATGAGAATCTCCGTAAGTTAATGGAGAAGTACCTAGTCCTGGGTGATGAGGGGTTAATTGTTCGAGTTGAATCCAAAGGCCGCATCAATTGGTGGAAGATCGTTCCATATAAATACATGGACTTGAAAATTACTGGTTTCAAAGAAGGAACTGGTAAGAATAAAGGGATGCTTGGTAGTTTTAAAACATCTAAAGGAAGTGTAGGCACTGGTTTCACAGACGAACAGCGCATCGAATTCTGGAAGAAAAAATTCGAGCTGTTAGATACTTATATTGAAGTTAAATATCGAGAGGTAACAGAGGAAGGAAAATTACGTTTCCCATCTTTTGTTCGCCAGCGTTTCGATAAAGCTGAAGAATCTTATGATTGAGACAATTAACTTAAAACAAGTGAGTGGGCACATTAATGATGTGCTCGCTTCATTCCCCGCATCAGATGCAAGCAATAACGTAGCAATCATCCTTAATGGCCCACCAGGTTGTGGCAAAGATACCATAGCGAAATCAGTTTGTGACATGCCTCAGAAACGGCGATGCGTCGGCTCTGGCGAGTACCATTTTGACTGGTGTACACCGGCGTACCCTTGTACCTCCTGTAGGCATAGCCAGCCAGTTTTGCAGCGAGAATTTAAAGCTGTGCTTTATAAAGCCACTGCTGAATTTTATGGAATCCCTATTGAGCAATTTTTACACATAGCTACAGACCGGACTTTGAAAGAGCGGCCCTCATTTCTATTAGGTGGCGTATCGCCACGGAGCGCGCTCATACGTGTATCTGAGCAAGAGATAAAGCCTTTGTATGGCCTTGACTACTTCGGGCGTCAGGAGGCCGCTGAGGTCGCCAAAATGCGGCAAGGTAGAATGCCACATTTCGATGCTATCTATTCTGATGGTGGATTCCTTGAAGAAGTTGACCCACTGCTTGGAGTGTTCAGTAAGATCTGCATTGTTCGACTGCACAGGAAAGGTTACTCCTTCAGGGGTGATAGCCGAAGCCACATGTATCCAGTAGGTCTGAGAAACATTTTCTCCTGTGATGTGATTCTTGAAACCGGGAATATTCAATCGGGTGTTAATGAAGTAATTGATATTTATAAGAGTTTAAAACGTAAATGCAACTGAAAATTAAGAAACTGCACCAAGATGCGGTAGTCCCAAAATACGCTACAGATGGTGCCGCAGCATTTGACCTTTGTGCTTTACATGCAGGCCACACATTGTTGGGCAAAACTGCTACAGTTCGGACTGGATTGGCATTTGAAATTCCTGAAGGCTACGTGATGCTGGTGTTTAGCCGTTCAGGCCACGGCTTCAACTGTGATGTACGTCTTTCAAACTGCGTCGGGGTGATCGACTCGGATTATCGGGGTGAAGTGCAGGTCAAACTGGCAACCGATGTTAAAGGAATTGGTCTTAACTTCTCTGCTGGAGATCGTATCGCCCAGGCAATGATTGTTCCAATTGTTACTGTGGATTTTATTGTTTCAGAGGAACTTACTGAGACAGTCCGTGGAGAAGCAGGTTTTGGTTCAACTGGTGCTAACTAACAATGAATGAAAAAAAAATGAGTAAAGCTCATTTAATTGTTGAATTAGATGGGGAGAAGTATTGTTATCTTCACAGCAGCAATATTATCTCAGGTGGTGGTTCTTACTTAACTCGTGTTTTGGATGCTCGTAATAAAACGAAGGCAGATGTATTTGTTTTTGTGTTACCCGATGGTAATGAAAAAGATCGTATTCATGCACGAATTAAACGAACTGTGAAATCTTTGGAAGAATCGGTATCACCAATGAAACTGCCGTTCCGAGTAGCAGTCAGTTATGCGAATTTGTACTAAGTTGTAAAAGCAGTATTTAATTAAGTGACCTTCTGATATATCATATACTATGTCAATCAAGGAGGTCACTATGAGAAAAGACTGGGATAGAGGCGTATTCCGCGCGTCAGGCAGTAACAGATCTGTTACTGAGGGTATGTATGGTGGAATCTACATAGAATCGCCATTCGCCAAGATATCAAAAGAAGAAGAAGTAACATACTTCGCTGAAAACATAAGAGTTAAGCACAGGAAAACTTTAATTGATGATTATTCAATTTATCTTCAAGATGGGGAGTTCTCCAAGGAAGAGGTTATAAATACTCTTACCAATATCATTTGCCATGAGTATGATCGCGAGTTCTACGCGTGGATGGAAAGGGGCTTTCGTTTATGGGGGCTTTACCCTTCAGCAACTGAGAACTCGAAGATTGTTCAGATTTGGGCACAAGAGATTGAGTTAATTCGACGAGAATTTAGAGAAAGATCAAAAGTAGAAATTCCCTTCTAGATTAAAGCCGGAATAACTCTGGCTTCACTTTTGTACAGTGCACAGATCAACACCGTGCTTGATCAGCATTAGTTGTTTACGAGGGTTAAAGGAAAACCCAAATTAGGAAATTATTATGAACACATTTGCATGTTATTCATGTGGATGTGCCATAGCTGAAGATGATTATATAGTAAGTAAATATTGCCCTGTATGTGATTCTCCTTTAGGCAATCCACAGAAAAGAATTCTACCGCGAGTAGCAGAAGCTGCTTCCATACACCGAGAAACGGAGGAAAAGAAACAGTGAGCATTATTGGATGGAACATCAGGGAGAAGATTACGATAAACTTGTAGTCTCTTATCTTATTAAGCACTACGGTAATCTGCTCAAGATTAGCCGAGAAAGGCATTGCCGACATACTCTCCCAAATTTAAGGAAATATATCGCATTTTATCCGGCGATTGTGGGCGAGTATTCGGAAAAATTACAAGCTGAAATAGATGGTATGGGGTTGGCTGAAGATGCCGTTCTCAAATCTCTGAAGGAAGCTCAATTAGAGCGCTTGAGGAAAGGTGAGTCAAAAGATTCCACCCAATTCTCAGCGGAAATTGAAAAGATAATTAAAGAAGGTAAATCCGACCGGATATCTGGACAGCCCGTTGAGACAGATAATGAAGAACAAGCCCATATTGGTCTAATAGATAGTGTTCTTAATGACCCACTAAACATTGACCCATCCACTATTACAAAAAGTGTTGCTGATGCTGTAAGAGAAATTCTTACCAAAGACTTCCGGAAATTTTCTTTATGGAGTTTCGAAATCCAAATGGGTTTCAAATTTCAGGAGCAGGATTTTCATGCTGTTGTTTTTGAATTTTGCCAGAAGATAGTAGATGGCGGAATTGACCGGGGGATTGTAACTATCCCTCCAAGGCATTCTAAAACACAAATTATATCGATCTTCCTCCCATTGTATTCTTTCTGCCATAACCCTTCCTCACAGAATATCATTACATCTTATGCTGATGATGTTGTTCAGGAGTCTTCTGGGTACATCAGAACGATTATGATGGACCCGCTATTCCAGAAGATATTCTCCAATGTAAGAATTGACCAAAATAAACGTTCCTTGGAACGATGGGGTACAACCAAACAAGGTGTCCTCCATGCTGTACCTACTGGCGGTAAAATGACAGGTAAAGGTGCAGGGAGTCTTACAAATATCTACTCTGGTATTTTCTGTGTCGATGATGTGATTAAGCCAAAGGATGCTTATTCAAATACAATTCGTGCAGAAATTAATGACCGCTATGATAATACATTTATGTCTCGTCTGGCTAACGATGGGTACATTAATGATAAAGATGGCAAGCTGGTCAAGTGTCCTCGTACACCTATCGTAATTATCATGCAGCGAGTGCATGACGAAGACTTAGTTGGATTCCTACTACGTGGTGGTAGTTCGGATAGTTATCATTATCTCAACATTCCAGCATTGGTGGACAAGGATACCGGTAATCAGGAATGGTATGACAAACTCATATCAGGTCAGGCATATACAAATGCCATTCCTTACCTATACGATTTAAAACGTGAGAAAGAATCTGCTTTATGGCCCGCTCGGAAAAGTTATGAAACTCTCAAAGAGATGCAAGCTAAGACGCCGTATACGTTCAACTCGCAGTATATGGGTAACCCAACGGCGCAAGGGCATGGTCTTGTCTCAGAGGAATGGTGGATTGAATACGATAAAGATTCTTTCGATTATTCAACAATTACCAAAACATTTTTAACAGCAGACACAGCTTCTACTGTAAAAACATATTCCGACTACTCTGTGCTTATCTATTGGGGGGTTACCAGAGAAAGAAATCTGGTTATGCTTGATGCGATAGTCGGGAAGTTTGAAACTCCAGAGTTAAAGAAAGCTGTAGTATCTTTCTGGGGTAAGTGTAATAAATTGGATATACGTTTTCCTAGATTGCTCCCTCGTGCTTTATACATGGAGGATAAATCATCTGGGCAGTTCCTCAACCAACAATTTGTAAGGGACGGGAATATCCGTTGCTTACCTGTGCCACGAGATAAATCTGGTGGCGACAAGATTGCACGATTTTTAAATACAATCCCATATTTCGCACAAGGTAGAATTTTATTCCCTACCGGACACGAACACATTGGGCATATGAAACGCGAAGTCTTAGCTATGACTTCACAGGGTAGCGGTACAGGGCATGACGATGTTTGCGATAACATTTCTGATGCTGTTGCTATTGAGTTCTCTGGGCTGTCTGCAAATTATCTTAATTGGGTATAATAAAAATAATATGAGTATCAAAACACGTTTGGATGGCCGCTCCACTGAAAATTATGGCTTCTCCATTTTAGAATCTGCCACAGGTAAAGTTCTGGCAACTATTGAAGCAACTGATGGCCGCGCCAATCTGGGTGTAGACACTATGGATGGCCTGTACATCAAGAAAACCAATGGCACTGTAATTAAGCGCAGCGCTGCTACTAAGGTAGCTTAATGCCTGCCGCTGCCAGGGCCAAAGCCACGGCTCCTGTCGTTACCACTACAGATTCTGAAGAGTTTGTAGGAGGGGCGACTTCTCTTGCCGATGGTCTGGAGAATTTGGTTACTGGTCTTGGTACTGATGCAGATAAATCCATGCATGATTGAACCGCCCCGGTAATCCTGGAGACTAAACTCTTTGAGAGAGGTAACCAGGATGACAAAACATCACCGATTTCCCCCTGAAGTTCGCCAGCGCGCTGTTCGCATGGTTCTGGAAAACCAAAATACC